TATATATATTCCAGGTCGACTGACTTTTTGATAATGAGTCATCAATTAAAATAAACATAATTAGCATACAATATTTAAAGAAATGCTATAAAAACTAGAAAACAGAGGTTATTGAGTAAATTAGATGAAATTGAAAAGGCATTTTTAAACAATGAATTTGACATAGGATTTAAAATTGAAAAAGAAATAGAGTTAGTAGAGCAACTAGAAATTTGCATCTAAGAACAAAAAGTCACGCAAGTAGGATTTAATATATATATATATATATATATTCCTACTTGCGTGACTTTTTGATGTGAAAATATAAAACTTATACCAAATGGAAAATCGCAAGGTTAAAAAAATTGACCCTGAACTTTCCTAATGTAAGAAAATTCAATGTATTTTGAATTGGAATTATTTTCCACTAGCAAAATTTGATAAAAGGTACTATTATTGTAGTATAAATGTTTAATTGCGACAAAAAATCGTACATGTGTTCTTGTAATATCGAACAAAAGGGGGTATAATTAAAATTGTAAGTTATTTTTTTACAAATTTTAAGAATGTATTATTCTACTTGCATATAGGGGGATGATTTGGTTGAAAGAAGAAATAAAAGAAATGTTGGACAAAGTAGGGGATAAGGATATATTAGAGATTATTTATCTGTATTTAAAGCAAAAAACTAAAAAATAAATATGTACATATGAAAAGACTATCAAATTTAAGATGATAGCCTTTTATTCTTTTTGAAATAATTCTAGTAGCTTTTCCATTGCCTCTAATTCTTTGTCATTTAACTTGCTAAATTTTAACATTGCTTTAGCAAGACGTTCATTCTTATCTATTGCGCATAAGACTTCTGCTGTTATTAAGTTATTGTTTGAAAAAGTATACATATCGCCTTCGCCTGTTTTTAGCCATTTTTCGTTTACCTTAAATGTTGAAGTTATTAATTTTAAATCACTTTCTTTTATTCGTGTTCTTCCACTTTCAAGATTGTAAATTTCGTGTCTAGTCATTCCTAGCTTGTTCCCAAATTCGATTTGAGATAGCCCCTCTGCAATTCGCAAGTCTCTAATTCTAGTATTCATTTTAAAACTCCTTTCATAGCTTAATTTTACAGTAAAGTTGCCCGTAAGTCAACGCAAAAAAACGCATTGGGGCGTAGTCTTGCGAAAATAAATTAGTAAAAGTTATTGACTTGCCCCTTATTACGCACTATAATATAAATATATTCGCAATAGGAGTCAGGAGGTTGTTTCTATGACTAGAGAAGAAAGAATTTTAAGAAATGCAATTTTGTACTTAGATATGAGTGAGGAAAAGCAAAGAATAGTTGACTGTATTTTAAATGCAAAGACAATAGAAAACATTGTTGAGAATGATATTTTAGATGTTAATAAACTAAATGAAGCAGTAAAAGAAATAGAACAAATTATTTGTTAAAAGCGTACTTTGACGGCTACGCTAAACCAATTAAAAAAAGTAAAAAATAAATAAGGAGGCTGGAAAATGATAAAAGTTATTTTATGTAGTACTATCGACGAGTACATTGAATATGAAGATGTAATAGGAGCAAAAGACAGCTATTTAATGGATGTTATCATAGGTGGCGAATGTTCAGAAATTGATGCTATAGAAACTTTAGAAATTTTAAAAAATAGTAAAGCGAGAATTGTATCAGAAGCAGAAAAAACTTGTTTAAAATTTGGTATTGGTAATCAAATTTCAAAGGCGATAGAACAAGGTATAAAAGAGGGTTCAAAACTAAAAAGGAGGATACATTGTGATAATTGCGGGGCAATCGTAGACAGTTCGGAAGAATTGACCTCAATGCCAGTTTTAGAAAATTATAACAACAATCAATCCGTTTCTGACCAACTAGGAAGTATAGATGTATGCCCAAATTGTTTGCTAGAAATAACAGACTTACTGTAATTCCCTGTTTTAGTTGAAAAGAAACAAAAAGTAACAGCGTAAGCCGTCAATAAAAAGAAGGGGGGTTTAAAAAGATGATTAATTTAGAAACATTGTGTAATGGAGAAACAAAAGAAAAGATTGAAAATGGATTCATGGAGATATTTAAAAACATACAAGACCCTAATACACCAGCGACATCTACAAGGTCTTTGACTGTAAAGGTTACACTAAAGCCAGGTAAAAATCGTTCTCATGTTAATACGCAAATACAAGTTATTCCAAAACTCGCAAGTGTCTTACCATCTGAAACGGACATTATAGTTGAAAAGGATTTTAGAACTGGAGAAGTTAATGCAAATGAGTATGGAAACCAGTTGCCGGGGCAAGTAAAATTAGGCGACTTGGAGAGTAAAGAAACAAGTGTAACAGAAGAAACAGAAGTAAAAGAAAGTGAAGAAGATAATGTTCGTAAATTTAAGAGTTTAAAAGACTTATAAAAACTAAAAAGGAGTGTTTAATATGTTAACAGATTTATTTAACAGGGTAATGGAAGTTGGAGCAAGAAAAATAGAAACAAGAGAAATCAATGGGGTTACGTATACGACTGACCCCTTGATTGAGGTTCATCCTAGACCAGCTGAAATAGTTAGGCTAAGCACTTTAGATGGTTTAATAGGATATATAAAATCAAGTATTGATAGTAAGCTTAAAAGTGGAAAACTTATGGTTCAAGTTGAAAGCCCTAAAAGTGTTATATTGTGTTCTGAACTACTTGAAAGTGGCAAGAGGGATATTTACATTGAAAGTAGAGCTTTATTACCTCATGTTAATTTCGATTGTTCGCTTGATGCAGAGCAATTTAACGTTATGTTGCAATCCTCTTTCGTAGATACAGAAGATAAGAAACTGCTTTTAAAAGTAAGCGGAAATGTAAAAGAAACAAGTGTAAAAACTGTGCAAGATGATGGAGTATCACAAGTAGTCACAATGTCTACAGGTGTAGCAAGTGTAGAGGATGTAATCCTGCCTAACAGAGTTAAGTTAAAACCTTACAGAACTTTTGCGGAAGTAGACCAGCCCGAAAGTGAATTTATCTTTAGAGTAAAAGAGGGCATTGCATTTAAGTTAATCGAAGCAGATGGTGGAGCATGGAGACTTGAAGCAATAAAAAATATAAAAGAGTACTTAGAGAAGAAATTAGAAGGTATTAAAAATATAGATATAATAGCATAAAAAATTGAAGAGGCTGGACTAAATAACCAGCCTCTTTTAAAAAGGAGTGTTTATTTTGTATAAAGATATAACGAAAATGGGAGCAATTGAACGTGGGGAATATGTTGGTAATGTTGCTCTTGAATTAAAAGAAGAAAATCCTCATCTTAGTAAAATAGATTTAATTGAGTTAGCTCTTAAGAAAATAAGAGAGGAAAAGGAACAGGAGGCTGGGCAATGAAAATAGGTAAATACTTAATCGTTTCCCAGGAGCAGGTGGATAGAAATATTGAATGTTTGAAAGAAGAAAACAAAGTAAGGGACGATAAGATAAGGTATTATGAGCGTATTATGAGTAACAATGAAGAATTGATTCAAATTTTAGAAGAACAGTTGAAAGAGTATAAAAGTGAATTAGATGTATATAGCTTGTTTATAGATTGTATTTTAAATAAAGAAACAAGGAAAGCGATAGCGATTTATAACAGAACTAAAAGCATTAGAATTAAGCAAAAATGTCTTAATTCTATACCTATAAAAAAGGGTTAAGTTGAATGAATAATTTCCTTGTAGGAATAAATGAGGTGCTTAAATATGAGTGAATTTGTGCAGTGTTGTTGCTGTGAAAGAACAATAAATATAGAAGAAAATAACCATGTACAGTATGAAAAAGAGGCTCTAGGTTTAGTTTTTACACTGTATTTCTGCTTAAATTGCGTAGATGAATTAAGCGAAATGGAATAATTTTTAAATGACGAATGGAGGTATATAAATATGAAAATGAAAAATGTTTTAAAACTATCGGCAATGTATTGCTTTTGTCCAAAATGTGGAAGTGATGAACTTGGAGAAGGTGAAGGAAGTTTAATCGTTGATGAGTATACATTTCATAGAAAGTGTAAATGTGGATTTGACATTATAGTAGATGAAAGGAATGACGAAATATAATGATTTTTTTAGGAATGATAATTTTGATTATATTTGCATTTTTTATTGGTCGTATATATGAATATAGAGTTAATTTAAGAGAATGTGAGAATTGTAAGGGGGGAGGTTGGAAATGAATAACACTACACTAATTGGTAGACTAACAAGAGACCCCGAATTGAAATATATACCAGGTTCTGGAACAGCTGTATCTACTTTTACAATAGCAGTAGATAGAGATTATGTTAAAAAAGATGGAACTAAGGAAACTGATTTCATACCTATTGAGGTGATGGGGAAGTTAGCAGAAGTATGTGCTAATAATTTAGATAAAGGTAGGTTAGTAGCGGTTGAAGGGTCTATAAGGGTTAATCTTTATGAAAAAGATGGCGAGAAAAGAACTTATACAAAAGTTCATACTAATAAAATTAAATTTTTAGATTATAAAAAAAGAGGATAATGAAAAAGAATGTAAGTTCGAGCCGGGAGGCTTAGACCCGCAAGGTTTCCAGGCTATAGACGACGATATACCTTTTTAAGTAGGTGATTAAATGATTAAAAAAGTAGAAAAAATTTTTAGTGGTTCAGTTAATCTGAATTTTATGGAAGATGACCTAACTTTTAAAAATTATTTAGCGTTATATTGTTGCATAAAACCGGTTAAAGTTCATGGAAATAAAAAGGTTTTGGCTAGTTCTACTAAGGCATGTAGTGCATTGAAAATTAGAGAGCATCAGAAAAAAGAACGTAAAAAGGTAAGACTTGTAAATGCAAAAACAGGTGAAATAAAAGAAATGGCTATAGATGAAGCAGAAAATTTTTTAAATGTTAAAGATTTGTACCCTGTAATTCGGAGAGGAAGACCTACAAGAACTGGCTGGTATGTAAAGGATGTTAGCAATGAAGAAAGATATTAAATACAATGTTATATATTTTAATTCAAGAACTTTAAGAATGGATAAAGAAAGTTTTAGCACTTTAATAGATGCTAGAGTTTGCAAAAATGAAAAGATAAAAGAATATGAAAATGTTGAAATTATTAAAAAGACAATTATAGAAAAATTGATGGTATAGGAAGTGAATTTATGGCAAAAAAGAAAAGGATTTGTTCATGGTGCGGTAAGTCATTTTTTACAGAGTCAAAAAACGGATTTTGCTGTAAATCATGCGAAAGAAAGTATAAAAAAGACAAAGAAAAAAACGTAAGTTCTTGCTTAGTTGAAGAAACCAAAGAATATTTAATTGAACTTGGAAATAAGAAAAGAAGAGTAGATATTCTAAGAAAAGAGATAGATTTTTTAAAAGATAAAGAATTTTATAGAGAGATAAATTTCAATGAACTAGGGTTTAAAATACATTCTAGCCCGAAGGGCATAGATGAAATGATTATGAATAATGAGGATAAAATATCATTTAAAGAAAGTGAAATTGATTTTATAGAATATAGATTGAGACTAATGGATATTTACATAAGTGAACTTACAGAAGAGAAGCAACAAATTATAAAATTTATGTATTTTTATGATGGCGCAAGTAAACTTTCTAATGAAGAAATTGCCTCAAAGATTAAATGTAGTCGCAGTAATGTTCATTATAAACACAAGGAAGCATTGAAAGAACTTGCCGAAATGCTTTTTGAAAGTGGAAGTCTTTTGTAGAACGAAAAAAGACGGTTTTTAAGACAAAGTTAGAACACTCTTTTACGTTTATATAGTGTATGATATTAATATCAAGAAGTTTAAATTTAAATAGATATAGATTTGAAGCCTGGCAGGAATGTTGGGCTTTTTATAATGCAAATTAATATTTTAAGGGGGTTGAGAAGGTGAATAGAAGTGGGTAGTAAGAAACCAGCTAACCCAATCAAAGACAAACGTATGGTCTTAAATATACAAGAATACTTAAAAGAAAAGAGTGTTAGAAATTATGTTTTATTTGTCTTAGGGGTGGCTACGGGCTATAGAGCAGGGGATTTAGTTAAGTTACAGGTAAGGGACGTTAGAAATGCAATAGACGAAGGTTATTTCTTAATAATGGAGAGTAAAAAAGAAAAGACTAAGAACATAAGAAAGAAAAATAAAAAACCTAGAAAAGCTCCAATAGTTCCTAATTTAGAAAGAGTACTCAAAAGCTACATACGAGATAAAAAGGATTATGAATATATGTTCCCATCCAGGCAAAAATCTGTTACTCCGCATATAGGTGTTGAGAGAGTAACAGTGATACTGAAAGAAGCAGGTAGATACTTTGGACTTAAGCATATAACAGCGCATAGCATGCGTAAAACATACGCTCGCACCATATACGAAGAAAGTGGATTTGACATTATAAGAGTTAAGGAAATGCTTGGACATTCTAGTATAGAAGAAACTAAGGCATATCTAGGTCTTAATGAAGAACAATATCAAGAATATAGCATGTTTTTAAATGACCTAATAGGGTGATTTTTTTTATTTTGTCTTTTTGAATGTGGGAAAAATAAAGGCTTATATATTCAATACATTTTTTTCGCTATATATAAAGTAGGAAAAGTAAAAAGTGAATGTCTGATTCTCTAAGAAAACCCCATATTCGTTAAAATAGGCGTTAGCCATTATAAATACTGGGATAGAAGCTATTTAACGTTAAAATGGGTATGGTGAAGCTTAAGGACATGCGGACAAAACTTAAAGGACATGGAAAAATAGAGAATGAGGTTGATGTAATAAAAACTATAAAATTCACAGGCAAACAATTCAATTACGCCCTTTTACAAGAGTAATGACAATATTTATAAGTACTTTTGATTCATTTAAAAAAATTCACTCGTATTCATAACTGTACGGTATTGACTACGATTTAATTATGTAGTAAAATGAACATATAGAAAGTAGTCATAACTAATGGTCAAAAGTAAGGGGTGTATTTTTATGATATTTGGGTATTGTCGGGTAAGTAGTAAAGTACAAATTGATAATAATAGTTTAGAACAGCAGGAGCAGGAAATAAAAAGACATTATAGTGATGCTAAAATATTTAGGGAACAACATACAGGGTCAACCACGCACAGACCTATTTTTGAGGAAATGGTTAATCAAATGCGTGATGGTGATAAATTAGTTGTAACTAAATTGGATAGACTTGCAAGAAATGCAACAGAAGGCATTAATCTTATACAAAATTTATTTGATAGTGGTATTTCTGTTCATGTGCTTAATGTTGGGCTTTTAGAAAATACTACTCTTGGCAAGTTTTTTATAACAACCTTGCTTGCAGTTGCAGAAATGGAAAGGAATCTAATTTTAGAACGAACTTTTGCAGGTAAGGAGATAGCAAAGCAAAATCCTAATTTCCGGGAAGGTAGACCTAAAAAATATACTAAGATGCAAATGGAACATGCTTTAGAGTTATTAAAAACTAATTCTTATACGCAAGTAGAGAAAATGACAGGGATTAGTAAGAGTACATTGCAAAGAGCAAAGCGAAAACAAGAAGACTAGATACCTAGTCTTTTTTTATTGAAAGGAGTTGATTTGTATTTCAATAAAAAATTCCAATCGAGAAAAAGCGTTTGAGATTTACAAAGAGAAAAATGGGAGAATAAAATTAATTGATATCTCTAAAATGTTAGAAGAAAAAAGTTGCAATATTAGTCGTTGGAAAAAAATTGATAGATGGGATTATAGACTTGGAATAAATAAGAAAGTTGGCGCACCAGCCGGCAACCAAAATGCTTTAGGGCATGAAGGAGGCGCACCAGTGAATAATCAAAATGCTAGAACTCATGGATTTTTCTCTAAGCTTTTGCCTGCTAGAACTTACGAGATTGTTAAATATATCGAGAAGGATGGTGGTAATTCTTTAG